CCATCTATCCCCAGAACGGCAGCCGGCGCCGCACCATCGTGGACAATGCCCGCCGCGATCGGATCGAGAACTTTGAATCAGTCAACGAGGCGTATGTGATCGAGGACCTGACCGGCGCCGCCGCCTGCATCAATATCAAGTTGCCGGACGGTCAGGGAGGCTGGGCATAACAGCCAACACGCAAGCGTGAAAAGTCCCCGGCCACGCGTCGGGGATTTTTTGAAACAGATGAGGAACGCAACATGCTCACCCCGGCAAAAAAGCACTTTATGAAAACCCAGGCAGCCAGCGAAACAGCCAGCGATGACCTGGAAGGCTATACGGACGCCAGCCAGTATGAACTGATGCTGGCCCAGCTGGCCCAGCACAAGCGCCAGTTGAAAATGATTCAAAGCACGGAGATGAAGTGCGATTTCAAAAAATCGATTCTCCACGAATACGCACCTTATGTGTATGGCGTCATCGAATCCGGCGCCGGCGTCCAAGACGATGTGTTGATGACCATCATGCTCTGGTGCATCGATGCTGGCGACATTCCCTGTGCGATCCAGATTGCCGCCTATGCCCTCGCCAACGATCTGAAAATGCCGGACCAATACAAGCGCGACCTGGCCACCACCCTGGCCGAAGAGGTGGCTGAATATGCCGCCCGCGACCCATCAGCCATACCAACTGACGCCCTGCTGGCAGTGGACAGCATGACAGCTGAGCGCGACATGCCTGATGAAGTGCGCGCCAAGTTGCACAAGGCCATCGGTACCCAGTTGAGCGAAACCGACAAGCCGGCCGCCCTGGAACACCTGAAGCGCGCCCTGCAGCTGCATGACCGCAGCGGGGTAAAGAAACAGATCGAGAAGCTGGAACGCGAGATCCAGCAGGGCAACTGAGTTCTCCGGCCTACGGGCCTGGCGGCCCGGTGTTGAGTAAGGCTCCCGCTATTTACCACACACCGTAAGCCGCCACTCTATTTTCAGGGGTATCGATGAGCTTCATAGCAGTCGGCGGCAATCAGGAGAGCGGACTCACCGTCAAGAACCTGCCATTCTATCCGGATCTAAATCTGGATGACTTCCGCGCGCTCTATCGGGTCGATACCACCATTAAAAACGATGTGGCGATGGACGTACTGACAAACGCCATGATCAGCACCAACATGGAGCTGAAAGACTGGCGGGCAGCACAGGAAGCCGACGGCCATGCCACTTTGGCAGCAGTGCCTGCTGATAGCTACGACGACACATCGGAAAAGATCACCCACTACCTGACCGCCATCTACAGCCGCGCGAAGGCACTGCTGGTGGAACGGTTCCGCGACTTCGACAGCACCGGCAGCGGCCACGGCCGCGCCGATGAGTTGAACCTGACCACCGACGACTACCTGCAGCAGACCCGTGAATCCCTGCGTGCGCTGCAAGATTTGCCACGCACCATCGTGGAGCTGATATGACCACGGTTATCAGCCAACAGAGCGACACGGTCGATCAGATCTGCCTGCGCCATTATGGCCGCACCGCCGGCGTCACCGAGCAGGTACTGGACGCCAACCCTGGATTGGCTGAACGGGGACCGATCATCCCGGCCGGTGTCACCATCACACTGCCCGAAGTCACGCAAAAAGCCGAACAGAAAATAGTCAACTTATGGGACTGAAAACGCACATGCCAATCAAGGAATACACAGCGGGAAAGCTGATAACCGCCCTGGCTGGCGGTACCGGCGCGGCCATTGCCATGGCAGTGCTCATACCCAAATCAAAAGCGGAGGCATTCCTGCGCGGCTATGTGGGCCTGGCCACCCCCGTGATCAGCACCGACATGATCATCAATCGACTGGGCCTGCCGCACGATACCGATACCGTAATCTTTGTTGCCGCCGCCGTCGGTTTCGGCGCCTGGTTTACCCTGGGCGCCGCCGCCAGGTCCATGGAACGGATCCGCCAGATCGGCCTGATCCAGGCATGGGAAGAACTCAAGGGGTGGCGCCGATGAGCCTGTTAAAAACGGCCGTCATTCACGGGATCATCCAGCGCGAAGGCGACTATGTTGATCGCCCGGAAGATTCCGGTGGACCTACGCGATACGGCATCACAGAAGCCGTTGCCAGGGCAGCTGGATACATCGGCCCCATGAGCACCATGCCGATTGAAATCGCATCCTCTATCTACGCCAGGCGCTACTGGGACGCCCTGTCACTGGGTGAGATTGAGCGCCTCTCCCCGCTCCTGGCGGAAGAGCTGGCCGACACCGGAGTGAACCAGGGTGTAAAGCGCGCCGCCGAACATCTGCAGCGCGCACTCAACGTGTTGAACAACCGTGGCGAAATCTACCCAGATATTGCCGTGGATGGCGATATCGGACCACTTACACTCTATTCCCTGCGCGCCTATCTACAGCGGCGCGGCAAAGAGGGCATCACCATTCTGCACCGGATGCTGAACAGCCTGCAGGGCGCCTTCTATGTCGGCCTGGCCGAGCGCCGGGAGAAAGACGAAACATTTATCTATGGCTGGTTTAAAAACCGGGTTGTATAGGAGAACACCATGGCACCACTACTCGCAGTAGCCCTACAAGCCGTCCCCGGGCTGATCAGTCTGTTCGACTCGGACGCTGGCGAAGCCGCCGAAAAGGTCACCGGTATTGTTCGAAGTATCACCGGCACCGAAGACCCCGCCGAGGCGGCTGAACGCCTGCGCCATAACAACGATCTGATGCTGCAACTGAAAGAGGCGCTTTACAACTTCCAGATCGCCATGGAGCAGGAAAAGACCAAGCGCCTGCAGGCCATCAACCAGACCATGCAGTCAGAGAACAATGCAAAAAACTGGTGGTCATCTGCCTGGCGTCCATTCTGGGGAGTGGTCTCGGCACTCGCATTTCTGGCCGTCAGCATCCTGGTCTGCACGCTGGCATACAAGGCTGTGATCGTTGGTCAGCCGGAGGCTATCACCATGATTCCTAATCTGATCAGCTCACTGGCCATGCTGTTTGGCATTCCAGCCGCCATCCTGGGTGTCGCGTCCTGGCATCGTGGTGTGGAGAGACGGGTACTGGCCGGAGAGGCTCGCAAGTAGCCATGGACCAATTCGACCGCGCTACCCAGCTTGAAGAACGAGACAGAGATCTAGCCATTGCAAGGCGCGTCAAGTACAGCGGTGACAGCGCAGAACACTGCGATGAATGCCTGGACCCAATACCCCGACCGCGGCGCGATGCCATACCCGGCGTCCGCCTTTGTATCAGTTGCCAGCAAGCCAACGAGCTGCGTGCTAAAACCGGTTGCTGAAGATGAGTGCAGACACACAGCCAGCCGGTGGATTCGTGAAACTGAATGCCCTACGGGAGTATTTGTTGTCAGCGCCACTGGGTCTTAACCCAGACCAGCTGATCACCTTTGTCGACAAAGGAAAAGTAATCAGTTACCCGGGGTGCAATAACAAGAACTTCAAATTCATGTTCCCGGTGCAGCTTATCATAATCGGCTATGCAGACGCAGTGGACAAGCTGGCCTTCTTCATCCTCCAGTGGCTGGACCAGTACCAGCCAGACCACGGCGGAGATGCATTCACTTTTGACGCGGATATCATTGATCACCGCCAAACCGATATCTCCGTCACTCTGACCCTGACCGAGACAATCACGGTCTCAGAGTCGGCCGACGGCATCACCCTGAACCACTGCGCCGAGCCAGGCGTCCGGCCAGTCACCATCCCAGGCGACTCCCTGCAGGTGCTACTCAACGGAGAATCGCTGGTGGATTGGGTGAATGGCGGCAAGTATGAAACCTACCCGCTATGAGCGATGACCTGACCGCCCTGGAGAACTGGGTACAACCCCTGCTTGATCAGCTGACTCCATCGGCAAAAAAGCGCATGCTGCAGCAGCTCGCCATCCAGCTGCGCCACAGTCAGCAGAAGCGTATCGACCGGCAGGAAAACCCAGACGGCACCCCGTTTGAACCACGAAAAAAACGTGCCAATAAAAAGCGCGGTCATATCCGCAGGCAGGCAAAAATGTTCCGCAAGCTGCGCCAGGCACGGCACATGAAGATCCGCACCACCGACAGCCAGATAGC